CACCAGACACGCCACCGGACCATCTTGAGGATGACCATGAGCGCATTCAACTGGCAGCTGCCAGACAGGAGTCAGAATAATGCTGCCAATACCCTTACCCTGGCTCATTGTGGGTGTCTTGGTCTCACTATTCGGCTCATACCGAGTGGGCCACCACTATGGGTGGCTGGAGCGAGACAATGACATGAAGATTGCCATTGCCCAAAAAAATGAAGAGGCCAGAGCTACCGAGCAAAAATTTAACGAGCAATTGAACGCAAACGCAACCAAGTTACAGGAGACCACCAATGTCATCAATCAAAAGCAGTCTGCCCTTGATCGCGCTATTCGCGCTGGTAGGGTGCGCATCTCAGCCCCCAGTTGTGTACAAGCCCCCACAAGTCCCGCCACTGCCAGCGTCAATCCAGAAACAACCAGTCAACCTGACAGACCGGCTGACCCAGCTCCTGATGCCGAGCAAGAAACCCTCCAAGCCATTGCCGAAATAGTGGCCCAAGGCGACAGGAACACGGCCCAGCTCAATGCCTGCATTGATGCTTATAACGAAGTAAGGAGTTTGGTCAATGGTCAATGAAGCACAACTGGCACGGCTGCACATCGGCCCAGAGTGGGTCAATGCGCTCAACGAAACATTCCAGCGCTTTGACATTTCAACGCCACTTAGACAGGCTGCCTTTATCGGCCAGTGTGGCCATGAGTGCGGCAACTTCAGAATCTTGGAAGAGAACTTGAATTACAGGGCCGAGGCCTTGCAAAAGCTCTGGCCCAAGCGCTTTGACGCGGCCAAGGCCCAAGCCTGCCAGCGAAATCCAAGGCTTATTGCCAATACTGTCTACAGCTCACGCATGGGCAACAGGGATGAGGCCAGTGGGGATGGGTATCGTTTTAGAGGCAGAGGCTGCATTCAATTGACTGGGTCAGCCAACTACCACCATGCAGGCAAGGCGCTTGGCGTGGACCTGATCATGCAGCCCGAGCTAGTGGCCACACCCCAGTATGCAGCGCTGACTGCCGGCTGGTTCTGGGACACCCACAAGCTCAACCAGTATGCGGACAGTCAAGACTATCGGACCATGACCAAAAAGATCAATGGCGGGTTCATCGGCCTAGACGACCGCATCAAACACATCAACCATGCGCTGTCTGTCCTGACATAATTAGCCATGACCACAAAGCAGCAATTAGAGACCCCATCAATACCCAGTCTGGGCTTCCCCCCAGAGGGGTATGAGCGCAGGCACTTTAATGAGAACTATGGGTCAATCAATAATTACTTCAGAAAACTGACAACAGTCTTGGGGTCTCTGTTTGGACCAAGAGGCGGTAAGTTTATGAATAACCCCTATGGGGCATTTCAAGACACAACCGACCAGATGGCGGCCAGCACCACAGCAGCCTATGCGGTCACATTTGACACGACAGACTTTTCCAATGGCGTGACTTTGGCCAGTGGGTCGAGGTTGACTGTGGCCGATGCCGGAATCTGGAACTGTCAGTTTTCCATTCAGTTTAAGAACACGACCAATGACAGCCAGGATGCTGAGATTTGGTTTAGAAAGAATGGCACAGACATTGACAACTCAAACAGTAGATTTTCCATGCCAGCCAGAAAATCATCAGGTGATCCATCTCACTTGATTGCTGCCATGAATTTCTTTGCAAGCATGAACAGCACTGACTATCTTGAGATAATGTGGCGAGTGAGCGATGTTGGTGTCTCCATTGAGCATTACGCTGCTGGAACAAGCCCCACACGGCCAGCCACTCCATCGGCCATCGTCACGATGAGCTTTGTGTCCAACATTACATAATTGTCATCATGTACATACCACTCAAATTACCACCAGGCATTTACAGAAACGGCACAGAGTACCAGGCAGCAGGCCGATGGTATGACGCAAATCTGGTGCGCTGGTACGAGAATACTTTGCGGCCCATGGGCGGCTGGAGAAAACGTGCTGCCGGCCAGATGACTGGTTTGTGCAGAGGCTTCATCACCTGGCGCGATAACAGCGCTTTGCGGTGGATTGCAGCAGGCACACAATCCAAGCTCTACGCCATGAATGAGGCTGGCACTCTCAAAGAGATCACGCCAACTGGCATTGCAACTGGCAATGCTGATGCCGTTTTGAAGACTGGCTACGGGTACAGCACCTATGGCTCATTTGGCTATGGCGTGGCCAGACCCGACTTGGGATCAGTTACTGCGGCCACCACATGGTCTATGGACACATGGGGTGAGTATTTGATTGCCTGCTCAAGCACCGATGGCAAGCTCTATGAGTGGCAATTGGGGTTCACAACACCCACATTGGCTGCGGCTATTACCAATGCGCCTACAGGCAATAAGGCGGTCTTGGTGACTGCCGAGCGCATTATGTTTGCCCTTGGCGCTGGTGGAAACCCACGCAAGGTGCAGTGGTGCGACCAAGAGAACAATACGACTTGGACACCGGCAGGCGATAACCAGGCAGGCGACTATGAGCTGGCAACGCCTGGCTCACTCATTGCTGGCAAGCGGGTTAAGGGTGTTAACTTACTGTTTACAGATGTGGATGTCCACACGGCCCAGTATGTTGGCGCTCCATTTGTCTATGGCTTTGAGAAGGCTGGAAGTGGCTGCGGTCTCATTTCAGCCCAAGCGGTGGCGGCCATTGACACTGCTGCCATTTGGATGTCTAAGTCTGGTTTCTGGATTTATGACGGCTATGTCAAGCCACTGCCAAGCGATGTGTCTGACTATGTCTTTGGCAATATAAACTTCAGCCAAGCATCCAAAGTCTATGCGGTCCACAACAGCCAATTTGGTGAGATTTGGTGGTACTACCCAAGCAGTGGCAGCAATGAGAATGACAGCTATGTCACTTTCAACTACCGCGAAAACCACTGGAACATCGGCTCACTGGCCAGAACTGCTGGCACTGATGCTGGAGTGTTCACTAACCCATTGATGGTTTCCACTGATGGTTACATCTATGAGCATGAGGTCGGCTTTGCCTATGACAGCGCCAGCCTTTATGCTGAGTCTGGCCCAGTGCAATTGGGCAATGGCGACAACATCATGTCGGTCAGGCAAGTGGTCCCAGATGAGCAGACCTTGGGTGAGGCGGTGGTTTCATTCAAAACCCGAAATTACCCGACTGGCACACAATCCACATTTGGACCATACACGGCAGCCAACCCGACTGATGTCCGGTTTGCAGCGCGTCAGGTCAATGTGAAGGTGACTGGCAACACATTGGCTGACTGGCGTATTGGGGTGATGAGACTTGAGGCTATCCCGTCTGGAAAGCGATGAGCGACCAAGAACAACTGGAAAGACTGCGCCACCATGTGGAGGCTGCTTTAGAATACAGTGGAGGCACACATAATTTTGACGATGTCGCTGAGATGGTCGAGGATCACAGATTACAGCTGTGGCCGGCCAAGGACTCAGTGGTATTAACCGAGATCGTTGTCTATCCCAGGCTAAAGAATTTGCATTACTTCTTAGCTGGTGGAGACCTAGACGAACTCTCACGGATGCGACCATTGATCGAATCCTGGGGCAAGTCAATTGGTTGCACCAGGGTGACTCTAGCAGGCCGAAGGGGCTGGTCAGAGACATTTTTGAAAGACGAAGGGTACAAACCGAAATGGGCTGTACTTGCAAAGGAACTTTAGGGGATAAATATGGCCACAAATACAGAACAATTTTTAGCATATTTGCAGACTCCTGGTCTGACAGATGCGCAAATTGCCAACGAAGTCAACCGATTAGGTGTCTCGGCTGCCGAAGTGTCGCAGCTCACTGGTGTGCCAGTCGCAGAGGTTCAATCTAGGCTTGCTGCACCTACCAATACAGTCGGTCGCACAGTTACTGCTGCCGACACTGTCGTGAATACTGGTGGTACGGCTGGTGGCACAACTGGTGGCACGGCTGGGGCAACAACCCCAACATTTGGCACATCCCAAGAGACTGCGCTCTATAACTTCTTGCAAACGCCTGGTCTAACCGACAAGCAAATTGCTGGTGAAGTTAATCGTCTTGGATTAAAAGCTGATCAAATTTCCAAAATGACTGGTGTGCCAGTCAATGAGATCAATGCTCGATTGAATCTAATTTCAACGCAAACGGCTGCTGACGCTAAAGCGGCTGCTGATGCTACGGCATTGGCCAATTCGCAAGCTGCTTTGAATGCGGCCAATGCAGAAGCGGCAAGACTGGCTGGTTTAAATAAAACAACAACAGGAAACCAAGCCAACTTCACGACATTCACAAACTGGCTCAAGTCCACGCCAGGCTTAACCGACACACAAATTGCAGCCGAAATGAATCGTCTTGGCATTACGACTGGCCAAGTGTCTGGCCTGACTGGTGTGTCAGAAACTGATGTCGGAAATCGTTTTCGGGCGACTGCACCATTTTCAAATGCCACACAAGGCTTTGCGCAGAACTTCAACAATTACCAGTCAATCCCCATTGGCGCTCAATATAACCCTGGCGTGACAGCCGGTGGTGCATCCCCATACTCTCAGGTCATGTCACAGATGCGGCCCGTTGGCAACCCCTACGCTGGCGTGGTCGGTAACTTGAGCATGGGTGGCTATAACCCTGGTCTCTATGACCAGATCGCGGCCACCAATGCTGCCAAGACTGCGGCAGAAACAGCGGCAACGGCAGCAGCAACGCAAACAGGACTTGAGCAAAGCAGCACTGGTGGCATGGCCAGAGGCGGCATGGTCGATGGCGGCCTGATGTTTGGCATGAACCCTCCTGGTCCAGATGATGGTGCTGTCAATCTTGACATGGGCGAATATGTGATCAAGAAGTCTTCAGTCAACAAGTATGGCAAGGGACTTTTGGACATGATCAATGAAGGCAAAGTGCCTGCCAAGAAAATGAAATCTTTACTCGGATAAGGTGGCAATATGTCAAAAGGTGGAACAACTACATCGACAAGCTCGATTGATCCTCAGATCAAAGAAGCATTCTTGGCCAACTTTCAGCAGGCCCAAGGGGTCGCTGGTGCATTGCCGGTCCAGCAGTTTGCTGGCTACAACCCAATGTACCAGGCAGGCGAGGAGGCTCTGGTCAACACGGCCCTCGCTGGCCCAGGCATCAGTGGCACTGACTTGGCAGCCCAGATGGCCGCGTATGGCGGTGTCTATCAACCTGGTCAGATCACAGCGCAGCAGACCAATCTGGGCCTTGGACAAGGTGCAGGCACTATTGGCTCTTACATGAACCCATTTACAGAGCAAGTGCGCACCAATGCATTAGCCGATCTGGAATCTGCAAGACGCGCTGCCATCCAGCAGACTGGTGAACGTGCCACACAAGCCCGTGCATTTGGTGGATCACGCCAAGGTGTGGCCGAGGCTTTGACTAACCAAGGGTTTGCCAAGCAGGCCGCCAACCTTGGTGCAACATTAAACGAGCAGGCATTCAACCAAGCAGTGGCTTTGCAGGGTCAAGACATTGCTCGCAGATCAGCAGCCGACATTGCCAATCAGCAAGCAGGCTTGCAAGGTGCGCAATTGCGCTTGGGCGGTGCAAGCCAGCTAGGCAATTTGGCTGCACAGCAACAAGCATTGCGTCTTGGTGGCGCTCAAGCGGTCATGGCCGCTGGTGGTGCGCGTCAGGCATTGGACCAGCAACAGATGGATGCGATTCGCAATATTGGTCTTCAGCGTCTGGGTGTGGTCCAGTCTTCACTCGGTGCGCAGCCTGCCAACCTTGGCATGGTGGCCACAACTCCATACAGCCAGAATGTCGGTGCTGGCCTATTAGGCGGTGCATTGGCTGGCTCTCAATTGGCTGGCGCGGCTGGTCTGACAGCAGGCACTGGCGCTGCACTTGGTGCATTGACTGCCCTGATCTAACATGAGACAAAACCCAACCCCAGAGCCACAACGCTACGCTGACGCGCAGCTGATGGCTTTGCTTGATCCCTCAAGCAAGCGTGACACCATCCTGATCACGCCTGGATCACCCATGCCCTCTCGCATACCTGATGGGCTGACAGTGGCTGAGACAAGTCGAGGCATTGTGATCACCAGTGACCCAGCAAAGGTCAAGATCATTGACCAAGGGTCTGAGAAAGATGTGGGCATGGCGCTCTTTGGCTATGCGCATGATCAGGCCAAGGGGTTTGACAATGTGGCGGTGGCCATGGACAGGGCTGGGACTCCGGTGGCAGAACTGGCCATCAAGCCTGGTCAAGAAAGACGGGCCATGAGGGCTGCATCTTTGCTTGCACCAGATACTGGATCAACTAACATGATGAGCAGAGGCGATGTGGTCAACACCCGTCTCAGAGGTTTATTGGATTAAGGTGGAAATATGGCTACTCAATTTGATTTTGCAAGTTTAGGCAATATGTTTGGCGGTGGTGGTGTGCCAACTGGTCTTGATGCATTGCTGACAGAAGACCAGCGCAAGCTCTTGGGCCGTAATGCTGCACTGTCAGCAGCTGGTGCATTGCTCCAGGCTAGTGGCCGAAGTGCAGTCCCCATTAGCATGGGCCAAGCACTTGGATCAGCTTTGCAAGCTGGCCAGCAAGGTTATCAGCAAGCCCGTGCCAGCTCTTTTCAAGACTTAATGCTTGGTGCAAAACTCCAAGAAGCTAAAAACGCCCAAGATTTACAAAAACAAATTGCTGGTGTATTTGCAGCACCGCCTGCGGCTTTGTCACCAGAGCAACAAGCATTGATGGCGCCAGTTTCTGAAGCTGGCCCATTTGGCCCCAAAGTGGCTCGCGCTGAACTAGCTGCGACCATTCAGCCTCCATCTGCTGATGAAATATTGGCTTCACAATATCGCAGAGCCGCGCAAATATCAACAAGTGCAGGCAAGGCTGAAGATGCAAAAAGATACATGGACATTGCCAAAGAACTCAACCCAAGGGCTGAAGTTATTGGCCAACCATTTGAGGTGACTGATCCTAAAGGCAACCCCATATTGGTCCAGCAATACAAAGATGGCACAACCAAGACAATGACCGGCTATGGTCCAAAGCGCGATGTCGTTTTGCAATCTCTTGGTGGCCAGACCATTGCCATCGACAAGTCAAAACTGAAAGGCAATGAGTCATTTGCTCAGACAATGACACCAAGTGAGATTGCTAATTTACAAGTGGCCAGAGGCAACTTGGCCGTGGCCCAAGGCGGTCTTGGCTTGCGTCAGCAAGAATTTGCCCGTGGTGCTTATCAGCTCAAAGAAACGCCAGAAGGCTTGGCGTATGTGCCAACTGCACCAGGTGGTACTGCCATGCCAGTTATGACGGCAGCCGGAACACAACTTGAAGGTGCTGGCTCTAAGCCGACTGAAGATCAAAGCAAGTCAGCAGGCTTTGCATTCCGAATGAAGCAGTCAACAAACATCTTTAATCAGCCTGCTGTGGATAAGACTGGTGAGCCAATATTGGACCCCAAGACTGGCAAGCCAGTCACACTTGAGCAGGCTTATGGCCAGCCAGGTAAGTATCAGGCCATCATGCGTGCCATTCCAAGTGCTGGATTGACCACTGGCTTGGCCAATGTCTCAGAAGATGTGGGCCGTCAGCAGTATCGTCAAGCCCAAGAGAACTGGGTCACTGCTAACTTGCGACCAGAGTCTGGTGCGGTTATTGGTGTGGAAGAAATGGAAAAAGAGATCACTAAATATTTCCCACAGACCAATGACGCGCCAAAAACCATTGAGCAAAAAGCCCGTGCTAGACGCGACACCGAGCTGGCCATGACTGTCCGAGCTGGGCCAGCTTATAAGCAGATTGAAAAACAATTAGCTGCACAGAATGCTCCAGTGGCTGCAAGGCCGACTGGTGTGCCTAGACTTGTCAGAGACCCTGCAACTGGCATCTTTCGCTATTTACCGGAGTAAAAAATGGCAGACAAAATTGTTGAAATCCCCAACATTGGGCCAGTGTCTTTCCCAGAAAGCATGACTGATGAGCAGATCATCAAAGCCATTCAATCACTGCAAGCACCAGCTGCTGCACCAGTAGCGCCAGCACCAACTGGCAAAGCCCCAGAGTCTTTTGGGACAAAACTCATGGATTCACCTGTCGGTGGATTTGTTCGCGGCCTGCGTGACATTCCAGACGCTGGCGCTCAACTGCTGACTCGCGGCCTTGAGGCTATTTCCCCAGCAGGCTCTAGTCTTGAGCAATTTGCTCAATCAGAGCGCAGAAGGGTTGAAGACATTAACCGCCAAGCCGAACTTGACTATCAAAGAAACTTTCGACAAGGTCAAATGCGTCAAGGTGAGATTGATGTGGGCCGAGTCATCGGCAACATTGCAGGCACATTGATCCCATCAAGCGCTGCCGTGCGCGTGCTTGGTGCGACCACTGCCCCAGTGCGTGCTGGTGCAATTACTGGTGCAATTGGCGGTGCTTCACAACCCGTGGCCACCACCCCTAGCACAACAACGCCAGAATTCTTTGCCCAGAAAGTTGAACAAACAGGCGCTGGCACTGTATTTGGCGCTGGCGCTGGCTATGGTGCAGACAGATTGACCAAAATGCTTTTTGGCGCTAAACCAGCAGCCATGCCAATGCCTGGTCAACCAGGTGTCGGTGGCGCTCAAGTCAATGTGACCACAACGCCCACAGCCACAGTCACTGGTGGTGGCTCAACTATGGGCGCTGTTGGCCCAGATGCATCAGCCGGACTGACTGCGGCCCAGCAATCTATTCTTGGCCGTGGCAAGGAAATGGGATTTCGCACAACGCCTGGCCAAGAGACTGGCTCTAGGTCTTTGCAGCAGATGGAAGCTCGAATGGAATCAAGCCCATTCACTTCTGGACCATTTAACACAATCAAAGATGCAAACCAGAAGATTCTCAATCAAGCCACGGCCAAAGCTATTGGCGTGGATTCCACAGAATTGAGCAATCCAGTTTTGGCCCAAGCTCAAAGACAGATCAGCAATGTCTACAAACAAGTGGCCAGCCCAGAAGTCAAGAAGCTAGATGGCAACACCATCCAGACTGGCATTGAGATCGTTGACAAAGCATTTGAAGGTCTGACCACTCAGCCGTTGAAATCCAATATCTTTGTCAAGCAGTTAGAGGACTTGGCCGCAAAAGGTGAAGCCTCTGGCAACCAATTGCAGACTTTGTCCTCAAAGATCGGTAAGCGTGCCAAAAACGAAATGACCACAGCAATGGGTGATCGTGAGCTTGGCAGCGCTTTATTCCAGCTCAAAGAGATGGTCGATGATGCCTTGGCCCAAGGTCTATCAAAAGAGCAGCAGGCTGCATTCCAAGCGGCCCGTGCCAACTATCGCAACTTGATGACCATCAGGTCTAATCAAGGTGTGGTCAATCCATCAACTGGCAATGTGTCAGGCTTGAACTTGGCCAGCGCATTGACCCGCAAAGACCCACAAGGCTTTGTGTTTGGCTCTAACCAGACACCAATGTATGAGGCGGCAAGATTTGCCCAAGCATTTAGGCCAATTGTTGGCGACTCTGGCACTGCCACAAGGTCCATGGAAGTCAGCCCATTGAGCATGATGCTGGCCGCGCCAACAAACATTGCAGCCCGTGCCTATACGGCCCAGCCAACTGCCAACTTGGCTTCAAGAATGCAGACTGGTGTTGCACCAGGCACTGATGCGGCCACACAAGAGATGTTGAGAAAGATGTTTCCGCAAACTGGTGCAGCCGGTTTGATCAGTCTTTTGAATCAATAACTAACCCCCAAAAAACGCGGCCACAAGAGGGTCGCGTTTCACGACCCGTCTTTTCTGTCTACGTCTGGCAGCGTCAAAGTCTTTGTCGTCTGCACTCATTTTGTCGCGGTACTTTTTGATGCGCTCAGAGCCTGGCACTGGCCCAGGCGCTATGGCATCAACCCCATCCCCCCAAGACCACAGAGGCCGCCACTGGCCATTGGCATGGACCTTGGTGTGTCCTGAGATGTGGACCAGAC